GCTCGTTACATGGGTGGATATTGATGGTCAACTCGTTGACCTTTGTGCAGAGTTTCTGGGATGGAGTCCAGAAGTGATGAAATCACCCGTTGTTGTATATTATCCATCCGATATATGCGATATCCTGCCATATGATAACACATTGTACGATGTCATTATTATGGATCTGCCTGATCCCGATGGTGATACGGGTATACTGTATTCGGATCACTTTATGAATAGTCTTCATGAACATCTTGTAACGGATGGATTAATCGTAAGCCATTGTGGCCCCGTTCGCCCATATGGGAATATTGGAAATGGATTTCAACGTCTTGTTCAACAGTTTGGTTCAGATAAGTTCTATTCACAAATGATTCCAAGTTTTCAGAGTGAATGGGGATTCATGATTTGGAAAGAGAACCCGGTTGATAGACTATATATGCCTCCTTCAGATTGCAACGTTGCTGACAAACATCAGCTAGAGGTCTGGAGATCCCGGACAAAGGTATGGAATGATGCAATTCGGTTGATTGATTGGAATTAACTGTATGTATGCATTGTAAGCCCTACTAGCTCAGTGGTAGAGCGTCTCTCTTGTAAAGAGAAGGTCCACAGTTCAATTCTGTGGTGGGGCACACTCTAGAACTTCGGCATATTCAAAGTCACTCAATAACAATGAAAGTGCATGAGATCGGCGCTCAAGAAATGTATTTCCCGGTGCCTGACGTGTCAGATATTTCCAACGCCATTCAAATTTAAGAGCCAATCTCTCATTCGTGAAACCACCAATCAAGAATTGGCGATTCCACGTACGTCCTTTTGTTGCACATGCTCCACCGACTAGCTCACCATTGTGTTGGCGAAGACGACGATCTGGATCTATAGTAGCACCTACATATGTTTTTTTACCATCTGTAGAAGCTAACATGTAACAGTACCAGGGTTTCTCATTCATTTATGTATGGCACGTATTTACTCTTTAGAACATAACGCAGACTACTACATGCCTGAGCAGATTAATTGGAGTACGCTAGTTTGCAATGCAAACTAGTATACGACTACTAAGTGCCTGAGCACTTAGTTGGACATGTCGCTATCGCTCCTTGCCAACCAAACATTCCACACGCATCGCGTGTTTCATGTTTAGTTGGAGTACGCGAGACCACCCATGCCGCTCATGATGCGGAGAACGTTGTAGTTTGTCGCATACACATTCACATTGGCAGTATTCTGCTTAACCAGGTTGGAGTCGTTAGCGCCCTCAGAAGAAGGTGACTGGCCCAGATTGGACGAGTTAAACGCGTTAATGTTCGTGAAGAATGTCTGGGGCGTTAGGGTCAGGTTCAGCACGGCATTGTCAATGCGCGAGAAGTTGCACGACCCCGAAGGCTGCAGATCCTCAGGCTTGAGGGCAAACGAGTACACGTTAATGCCCGTGGAAGGAGTGTTGGTGTGGTGCTGGTAGGGCTGCACGAAGTTGAAGTAGTTGCCCTCGCGCTCTGTAAAACGATCCTGGCCATTCAGCTGAACCTTCGCCACAGCCGTGGGGTTGCCGAGCTGGGCATCCGTGTACCGCCAAGGCGCGTTCGTCCCCGAGTTGCAATCCACGTAGCTGGGGTTCTGCACCACCCACACGAGCTCCTTGCAAGGGTGGTTGAACGACAGCTGGATCTTGTTGGAGGTGGACGTCACCGACTCCGTACCCGTGAACTGCAGCTGCTCAATCAGGTACTCGTGGGCGACCTGGGCGAACCGGCGGCGCTCCTCTGTGTCAAGGTAGATGTAGTCAACATACAGCGAGCAGGCGGCAAGGCCAACGTTGTTCAGTCTCGTAACCGCACTAGAGGGCTTGCTACCCTGTGCATTTACCAGGTACTGGGCCTGGGCGAACTCCACGTTGATCTTCACCTCGTGGTACTGCAGGGCAATCAGAGGCAGCGCCAGGCCCGTGTGGCGGTTGAACCAGAACTCCAGAGGAATGTACAGGGTCTGCTCAGGGATGCAGTGAATCAACGAATTGTTCTCATTGAAGCCGTGCACACAAGTGTCAGGGCCCAGGGCGCAGTCCGTGCCGAACTTCGCCAGCGTAGGGTTTAGGCACGCCAGAGTCACCGCATCCTGCGACGACAGCTCCGTCTGGCAAGCATTGCACGTGTCATCAGGCGTGAGCGCCGCACCACCATAGCCGTTCACCATGTTGAGGTAGGCCAGCTGCTTGCCCGTAGGAAGCGTCAGCTCATTCCACACGTGGAGCCACTCGCCATAGTGCTTGTCAATCTGCTGACCACCGATCTCAACATACACGTTGTCAATCAGATACTGGCCCAGAAAGGGAACCCACGCCATGGCCGACACGTCAGTACCATCAACAATCGTTTTGTCAATCGCCGGCAGCGTCACCTGCACATACACGCGAGTGATCAAATCACCATTACGGGAGATGGTGCACTGCACACGCTTGCCGAAGTTACCCACGCCGTTGAAGGTCTGCTCAATGGACTCCATCGCGAAGTTGGAGTGGCGGCGGTAGAGCTGCTTGAAAAAGGTAACCTGCGGGTTCGCCGTCAGGTACACGTCTTGGGCGCCGTAGGCGACGAGCTGCATTAGACCACCGGACGTCATTGCTTATACTTTACGGATATAAAATTTTTTGGCAGGAACGGGATGCCGGAGATTCCGGATACCCGGGTACCTTACGTTCCTTGCATTCCTTAGTTGCTATATGCTAATCCACCCATACCCGCCATGATTCTAAGAACATTGTAATTCGTTGCATAAATTCGGACCTTTGCAGTATTGCCATTACCCACTGTGTTATTCGTTACAGTGAGTTGTAGGGTTGCCGTATCAATCCGGGAGAAGTTACATGTCCCACTGGGCTGATGCTCTTCTGGATTGAGGGAAAAAGAATAGACATTAATACCCACGGCTGGTATATTGGTATGATGCTGAAACGGTTGAACCAGATTGAAATAACGACCCTCACGTTGACTAAATCTATCCTGCCCATTCAGTTGAATATTTGCCACTGCCACTGGATTCCATCCTGCCAGACCCTCTACAGTTGAAATAGAATAACCCGATTCCAATGCAGCACGATCCCAGAAATCCGTATAATTGAAGGGTTGCTGTCCTTTCCATGCATCAATTACTGATCCAGTAGCGGATATGAAGGAGTCACGCTGCACAACCCATATAATCTCCTTGCAAGGATGGTTAAATGCCATCTTAATCTTATTTGCAGCAGAAGTAATAGATTCATCACCCGTAAACTGAAGTTGCTCAATAAGATATTCGTGGGCGACTTGAGCAAACCGCTTTCGCTCATCCGTATCTAGGTAGATATAGTCTACATACACTGACGCCGCGACCAAACCCGTCGCATTTATGGAATCAAGAATTGTTGGATTATTTGTCCAGATAAGATTCTGAAGCTGATTCATTTCAATTGTTAGACGAACTTCATGGTATTGGAGTGCAATTAAAGGCAGAGAAAGACCTGCATGACGGTTGAACCAGAACTGGAGGGGGATATATAAAGTATACTCGGGACAACAACTAGAGGATTCCGCACTAGAATGCGGATCTCCTCCAATGAGCTGATTTGTACATGCACCATCAGCACCAACCATTGTAATTAGATTGGTCAGTTCAGGTACATTTCCTACCATTTCGGCATATCCTGCCTGTTTGCCTGCTGGGCGTGTTAATTCATTCCAGATATGAAGCCAATCTCCATAATGCTTATCCATTTGCTGACCACCGATTTCAATGTAGACATTGTTGATCAAATTATGACCTACCCAGTTCAACCATCTGAATTGATCACCCGCCTGTGTACCAATGACATTGAGATCCACAGAAGGCAGAGTGACTTGTAAATAGATCCGATGAATCAAATCACCATTGCGACTGATTACACATTGGACTTTTTTGCCAAAGTTTGCAACACCGTTAAATGCCTGCTCAATAGATTCCATTGCAAAATTGGAATGTCGCCGATAGAGTTGTTTAAAGAAGGTTACCTGTGGGTTTGCCGTGAGATATACGTCTTGAGCACCGTATGCAACAAGCTGCATTAGACCGCCCTGTGTCATCCTCTAAACGGATGGAATTATTTTTCTTACGTTTGCGAACCCGGGTGTTATCTAAAGCCCTGCACGTGGAAGACGATCATAATGTCAATACGGGATGTACTTGTTAGCGATATGGTTCATGAAGAAAAAGCAATTCGTGCAACTACATTAGAAGCATATCATCAACAAAAGCTACGGCAGTTTGGCGTTGAAAAGCAGACCATTGACCAACTCAAGGCAGAGTTAGCTTCGTGTGAAGTTAAGCTAGGAAATTTGCCAGAATCCTCTACATTTACAGATGAATGGCGGCAACTGAATGATTCCATTGAAGATATTCGTAACAAAATATCTACTATTCAATCGGATAATGGACGATTAGAATATTTTCTAGATGTTGGAGATATGCTTTTTCAGTATTTTGATGCGCAAGCATCACTTGCTACAGGTAGTCCTTCCTACATTCAGAAGACTGCCCTGCGAATGCCTACAAACTCTGTTCTAAGTTATTTCACAGAAGCAAATACAGAAGAGACTGTTGTAGAACCGCCCAAATCAAAACAGAAAGCTAGTGATATTGACTCTACAGATGGTCTTAATCGTGACAAACTCCTAGAACGATATCTGGCTATTGTAGAGCCGTCTGCAATTAAGGGTGGGATTATGCCGGGTTCTGGTATTGAATCCGGTTGGGGATCATGTCCATCATGTGATATGGAAATGACATTTTTTCAGAATGAGGCATTGCTTGAATGTAGCCGTTGTGGCCATGAGGAATTTATTCTAGTAGATTCCGAGAAACCGAGTTATAAGGATCCACCGCGTGAAATCACATATTTTGCATATAAGAAAATCAACCATTTCAATGAATGGCTGGCACAGTTTCAGGCGAAAGAAAATACAGATATCCCACAGGATATCATTGAATCTGTCATGCGGGAACTACGCAAAGAACGTATTTCGGATCCAAAGAAAGTAAAGAAAGAGAAAATTCGCGAGATTCTACAGAAACTCAAGTTTTCCAAAATGTATGATCATGTCCAACAGATCAAGAATAAGATCCAACAGCAGATGACAATGTTAACACTGTCAAAGGAGATGGAAGAAAAACTGCAGCACATGTTTAAGGAGATTCAGCCTGCGTTTATTAAATATTGTCCTGCGAATCGTTCCAATTTCTTATCGTATCCGTATGTACTCTACAAGCTCTGTCAACTCCTGGAAATGGACGAATTCTTGCCCTGCTTTCAGCTTCTCAAATCAAGGGAGAAGCTGTATCAGCAAGATCAAGTGTGGCAAAAGATTTGTGAGGAGATGCGGTGGCAATTTATCCGATCTATCTGAATAAAACATATGCATAGAATATACATGCCGATGCTTATGTCAAATGTATTGCGAAGGCCTACACCTAAACCTGTACCTGTACCTGCACCTAAGTCAGGAATCGTTAGGGCATTATTAATCGGCATAAATTATATAGAAGATAGCAGAAATAGACTGTTTGGCTGCATAAACGATATTCAAAATGTTGAGAGAAAACTTCGCGAAACACATCCTGAATGCAAAGCGTTTCGCAGTTTATCCGATGATCAAACAGATCCATTAAAGAAACCTACACGCAAGAATATCCTTGATGGTATCATGTGGCTAACAACCGGTCTGCAATCAGGCGAGTCCGTATTTTTCCATTATAGTGGTCACGGCGGACTCACAATTGATAGATCAGGTGATGAAATTAGCGGGTACGACAGCTGTATTTATCCTATCCGTGACGGTACAATTGAATGTATCATTGACGATGAACTCCGAGAATTATTGGTGAAAAAAATTCCTGCAAACTGCAAGTGTTTTGCAGTAATGGATTGCTGCCATAGTGGTTCTGCATTTGATCAACGATATGTCTATAATGCACCATCATACGGGACACTTACATTCAGCCAGAATGAAAAATACCCTGCCACAAACGGTTCTGTCATCATGTTAAGTGGATGCAAAGACACCCAAACCGCTGCAGATACGATTGATGCAAAACGAGTGCCAACGGGTGCAATGACCAACGCATTGTTGGAGGTGTGGGGGAAATACGGAATGAATATTAAATTCAAGTATCTCTTATGGGATGTTCGTTCTGTATTGCGAACTAATGGATATGAGCAGATACCTCAATTATCATGCAGCAACAACATTACAATTAGTGATACCTTCAACTTATAAAGATATGATGGTAGAATAGAATGAACCTGTGCCAATACAAAAATATCTTTGGTGAGTCTGGAAAGGGTGTACATTCCTATCGCCTATTTGGCGTGGCAATCGTAGATGTTCTCGCTACAATTGTTGGGGCAGCGATTCTCGCATGGGCTGCGAAATGGCCATTCTGGTACGTACTAGGCGGTTTGTTTCTGCTAGGGATTATTCTGCACCATATATTCTGTGTGGAGACAACAGTGGATAGATTGCTATTTAGTCATTGAACAGCACAACGGGCATAGTGTACTCCCGAATGAGAGCCTTTGCAAATGTATCCATTGAGTTCCGACAATAGATAATCTTGACATTGTCATCAGGGTACGTGGGGCGAACAATCGTGGTTCTCCGGCCAGTATTGATGATGACCTTACAAGGAGTCTTCATCTTCGCGTTAATATGTAGAATGATATCATGAACTTCTGCTGCTTCGTCATGTATAACAAGCAGATTGTAGGTGTAAATAGAGAATAGGAAATCTACAAGTGCGGATTCCTTTTCTGCATTCGTGATTGCCAGAGTGAGAGTTGTCTTCATCGCCACCACAATGATGACGAGATGCGGTGAATCAAGTTTTCACTCATTACGTTTAGAAAACATTTTTATGATAACGCAATAAGATGAACCCGCTTATAAGGAGGCATAGTTTGGGACAAGTATATGATATAAAACGGCGGTTTTGGACAGAAAAAGAAAAGAATTTTTTGGAAACAACTAGAGAAGCCGCATTTGCATTTCATTGGCTTCATGAACGAGCATCGCGCTACTATATGCGAATGTTCAATTATGTTGCCTTGCCTGCCTACCTCATTCATCTTCTCGTTGCAGGAGGTGCTGTATCCAATTTACAGAGTGGCGGATCACAATGGATTCAGGCTTGCACGGTTGTATTTGCCACCGTAGGCATGCTTTTAAAGGCGGTAGATGACACCAAACAATTTAAGCAAAGGGCGACCGAACATCATAGTGCAGCTACACAATTTTCAGAATTAGCCAGGGCAATTCGTCGTGAGTCCTGTAAGCCTGAGAATGAACGCCAAGAGGCTACTACATTTCTTGCAGCAATGGATGATAGATATTCACAATTGAAGCAAATAGCATCGCACATACCAGATCATATCGTGTACATGTATGAAACTATGAAACGCACAGGGGAATTTGAAGGCGGATTTGAGGGCGGATTTGAAGAAACAGGAAAACCTACTGCCCCTGTAGCGGTCGCTTCCTTTCAGTCATACAAACATAGAAATGCTACGCGTATTCCTACACAATCCGCACCAAAAGATCTCCACCAAAGTCCGCTACATTTTGCCAAAAAAATATTACGACCCTCTTCTAAAACGAAACGACCTATAGAAATTGTGATTGAGAGATCCGTGCAGTCTGCTTAAAGAGATGCTTCGTAGATATACACAAGACCTCACTAGCGCAATTGGTCAACGCGTCGGCCTTCTAGGTAAAAAGGTGACAGCCGAAGATTGTGGGTTCAAGTCCCACGTGAGGTATCTTGTTAAACACAGATTCAGGTCCAGTAGCTCGGTGCTTTGGCACCTTGCAATTGGCCAAAATCTGTTGAGAACAGATTCAGGTCCAGTAGCGCAGTTGGTAGCGCATGGTGCTTATAGATTTATCTATGCTTGTTACGCCGATGATGCACGCGGGTGCATCTGAAGGGTATACAATTACGTAGTAATTGTTACGCCGGGGTCGCGGGTTCGATCCCCGCCTGGACCAAAGCGCCAATAGTTTAGGGGTAGAATAAGGGTTTTCCAAACCCTTGACACGGGTTCGAGTCCCGTTTGGCGCAATTTTTTGTCTAGTTCTACTGGTCAAAAAGTTGAACCAACTATCTCACATGTGAGATAGGGTACGATGACGTCTCTACTACCTTCTATCTTTGAAACCTTCGCAGCGCAGATTCAGCGGATCCGAGATCGCCTAACAGATCCAGATTCAGATATTGCCTTTCTTGCAACGAGTTATTTGGATACCCTAGCATCCAAATCCGGCAATGATATCCTAGAAGGAGTCCTTGTTCGTGCAACAGGACGCACACTCAAGGCTGTATGCCAGAAACATGGGGCAGACAGTGCCGATGGCGAATTGGAGGCAAAGCCCATGAAGTGCGGCTATTCTGCACATATTAGCGACGATACCCCTGCCTCTCTCTTGCGGCACCAACAGATCCCTTGGATCATTCTCGGTGAGGCTTCTCCAGATGGCACAGAGATCAAGTGGGCCTGTCTTGCATCCTATCGTATCTTTGATGACGAGCGGTTTCGGGCATTTACAGATACACCACTTCCTGCCGATCCTGCAGAGCGCTACGCCTCTCTCCTTGCAGTGAAGCGGGCCTGGCCAACCAAACAATATATACGATCCAATCCCCTGTCCTACAAGACTCTGTTAGGTCTCCAGCCTGGTCAGTACTCCTTCTGGATCAATCCTGATGCTCCTAATACAGATGAGATTCGCGTTATGGCAGCCAAGGCAACCCAGATATCTGCAGAAACCATTGCGACCACATTGAAGATCCGTGATCACTTTGCGGCTGTAGTGGATTATACGGATATGACATACACTCGTCTCCGAGAACTAAGTAAGGAAAAGGGGATAAAGGGGGTTACAAAAAAGACAAAGGAAGAGCTTATTCAGTTTCTTTCCGCATGAAGCAGAACGTTTCTTCCTCTGATCCCCTCGTCTCCTTTCCATCCTTGATACGTGCTGCACCTGGACGCCCTGATCCACGCATTGTCACGGTTTTCACAAGAGTCCATCCTGCCTCATTGTGTATCTCCTTGGTTACGTCGGCCAATGGATATGCCTTGTCTGATCGGAAATTTTTGACACTCCATGCACTTACACCACCCGGTTTGAGGAGTCCAATGCATTTCAGAATCACGGGCTTCAACCAACCCTGGACCCATGCTTCCCATGTTGCAAACGGCAGATCTACATTGTAGAGCTCTAGATTGTAATAGGGCGGACTCGTTAAGATGAGATCAAAGGGACCTGTAAGGGTCGTAGACTCTACAGGTGATTCGTGGATGGTTGCTCTTGTCCCTGCAGGACCTAGATCCGCTAGAATGCTGCGAAGCCCCGCAGCTGTCTTCGGATCCAGTTCACAACCCGTGTAGGTCGCACCAGCCGCCAGAGAACCAAGGAGTCGCCCACCCCAACCTATGCACGGATCAAACACACGTTTGGCGCCAAAGTGCTGAACAATTGCTTTCGCAGTAATCGCCCTGTACTTCGTGACGTTGCCGAGTCCTCCAGTCATGACCAGCATCCGCCGGATCTCACTCTTGTAAGGAGTAGAATGCATATGAATATTTGCTAGTAGTGCCTTTTCTACTGCGGCCTGTGTTACCAAAGAACGCACAGAGATTCCTGCATGATTCCGCACATCGTAGAAATGTCGCATGTAATGATCTAAGATCTTATGACCAGGGCGCGATCGTGCATCTATTGGCAGAATTGCCTCCTTTTTCACAAGGGCTATCCAGTCCTTTTTTCGTTCCTCCTGACTATACGTATCTAGGAGGATAGAATCAGGGTCGGCTACAATTAGGAAAGCAATCTCACGAATCGTCTGTTGCAACGCAGGGTCTGTAAGTGCAGTCTTCGGTACAGTCTCTTCCGATGTATGATATTGCTTGTCGCGCAAGAGCCGACGGGTTGCGAATCGGATATTGAGAATGTCAGATAATTGGATCATTCTGCCTACTATACCTTCGCATAGATAGCATCACTTTTTGGCCTTACCGTGCATCTTACACTTATTATTGCAGAACACGGCTTTGGGACAATGTATTCCATTCTTCTGAATTGCTGTACACCGATATGCCCACTGCAATCCTCTGCGAACCTTGTTTGCGGTCCAGGCATCGGATGCAGCATCCCAGTCAAATAGTATGGGCTCACATGGCCGTGGTGCAGAGGCCTGATGGGTCATAGCAGTTGGCGAAATAGAGGGATTCGTAATGTGTGTGGCATCATCTAGATGACTCATACAATGCGATTGCTGAGATAGAGGGCTGTCATGTTTGGGGGTTAAGGCCATTGGTCTACTATACAGCAATGACCACGATCGCCGCCTTTGATCTCGGCATCAAGAATTTGAGTTATTGTGTGGCAACATTTGATGCATCGGGGTCTCTTTACACAATATCACGATGGGCAAATCTGAATCTTTTGGCAGACGGTGCCGATTCCCAGAGTCAGACACGATGTGCATGTGGAGGTCCTGCATCTTGGCAGGATGTACCTGCTGCAAAACTCCTATGTAAGAAATGTGCCAAGAAATCGGCAAAGCCGGTCCTAGATATTGAAGGTACACGAGTATCGGATTGGAGAGAGTGGGGTATCTCACATGGAATCGCGGATGCCAACAAGATGACCAAAAAGGCTCTGGAAGCGAAAGCAGCAGAATCACGTCTCATGCCCTACAAGGCACCCAAGGCCAAGGGTGTCAGTCTCCAACGGATTCTAGAGGGTATGGAAACCTGTCTTACCGCCGAACTCGCTATACCCAATGGGCTTGTAAAGGCATCGCGAATTCGTATAGAGAACCAGCCATCCGAATTCGCCCCACACATGAAATCCATTCAGATCATGCTGTTCACTCTCCTGGATCATCGCCTCAGGACCGAACACGGATGGGCCGGTTCTATTGAATTTGTGAATGCGTCTGTAAAAACAAGAGGGACGAATGCAGGCACTGGCAAGGACGCGAAACGGAGTCGGAAACTCGCCGCCATCACGAAAGTGACCGAAGTTCTTACTGCAGCCGCATCACATGCGGATGTAGCATGGTGGAATGCACAGGCGAAACAGGATGACCTGGCAGATGCGTTCCTAATGTGCTTAGATGCCGTATAGGACACAATGTATACCTAGTGTGGTCATAACATGAATGGCAGAATGATATTCTACACCCTCTTCATTACGGGACCATTTGGACACAAGGATCGCAACAAGGCATAGCAGCAGTAGGCATACGGCCATCAGAGCTATTCTTGAAAAACCAGTAGTCTGTAATGCATAATACAAACTGAAAATGGATACAGACCAGATTGCAATTTGGTCTACCCAAAATAGGTTCATATCATCCTCTCTTTTGGCAGACATATGCCATGCAACCGATGCAATTGTTAGAAATAGGAGAAGAGTAGCATACATCAGATATCGTTTCTGAAGAGCATGAAACACCGTTGTTGCAAAGAGCATAGAAGTAAATTCTCTCATAATCCCTTCTATGGTCTTAGAGAAAAAGGCGTTTGATCCCCCAATTAAAGCTCTCATGGTAAAACAACGGTATGAGTGTTCACTTTGCAGAAAAGCCATCTGCTGCAGAACTCGCTTCTTTTGCATCGCGTGCAAATGAAATTCAGATTGGCGGCGATGATATTGTAGAGCTCGGTGATGATCTCGGTGCGAATCTGATGGCGAATCCGAATAAGGTTTCGCAATCTCCGAAGCCGCAACACGTCAGTTCATCTATGGATATGCCGAAGATTCAAATCAAACCTGTAGATGATTTTGAGGTTGTAAATTTGGATGCTGCCCCCGGTAACAACGATATTCAACTCAAAAAATCAGCCGATGCACCGTTTGTCATCAACACAATGACCACAAATCCGACAGATGCAGTATCATCCGTAGAACAGGACAATACTGAGAAACAGCGGTATTTGACGAAACTTCGTCGGCTAGAGGCATCCGATATCCGTGGAGCGCGGATGACAATGTCCAATTCTCTGGCCGATATCAAGGCTGAATATGATCGTCTGACGGATAGCAAGAATTTGGAGGCATCTATTCGGTTCCAACGGAATGCCCTCATGACATTTGTAACCGGTGTGGAAATGGTGAATGATCGGTTTGGCAATCGTCTTCCGATGAAACCGCGGCTCAAGGGATGGTCAGAGTCCGTGCATACGAATGTGGAGGATTTTGATGAGATCTTTGAAGAGCTCTATGATATGTACAAGGACACTGCCAAGGTGCATCCGCTCGTACGTCTTGTAGGTACGTTGGGTGTATCGGCGACTATGTTTCATCTTACGAATTCCATGGCGGAGAAGTCGGGTATTCCTGGTATG